ATGGAAATTGAAGAAATTGGAGAGTTTTTACATGAGGCTCTTTTGAAAAATAAAAAGATTGCTGTACAGCTTAACTATACCCAGAATGACAAATTCTTGCCAGACATTGTCGGGCGCCTTTCTGGGCATGACGAGATCGGTATTTACGTTGATTCTACACTTGTTGAATACGAGGAAATTCGAAATGTAGAGTTTTATGCTGGGGAATTGAAATGGTTTGATCTCTCATGAACGTAATCAGTCAGTATGAGCAAAAGTATATTTCATACTCGGAATTTATCCAAGAGTTTCCAAACAGCATTTCTGAGTCGCAAGAATGTTTATTTGGTACTAGATGCGTAGAGTTTTATGTTGCCGTCTCTTTAACTAAAACGGAAAATTACTTTTATGTACAACCATATGGGGGCGATCATCTTGAAGTCATTGAAAGATGTAATTTCGAAGATAAAGACATTGAAGTTGGGCAAAATCCTTTTGAAGATAAAAGTAAGAACCTTTTCCCTAAATATCCTTCATTTTGATATAATGTCATAGAAGGAGTGGAAAAAATTTGAAAAAGATTTATTTAGGAATATTAACTCTAATCGCGGTACTATTTATAGGTGGATGTTCAACTAACGAAAAAGCAGATGATGAGACGATTGTCGAAAGCGTACTTCAACAACAATATAAAATTGATAATTTTAAAATTAATGACACGGAGTCAAAGAAAATGCCTAAAGATAAAAATGCTTCTAATGGTAAAACTTATGATGACGTACATTTGATAAAAGCCAACTTTACCTATAAGGATAGAATTTTTGATTTAGATTTGTTATACAACTACGAAGGTGGAGAAAATTATACTATTCTTTATTCCTATACTGATTTAGACAAAGAAAATTCTATAGATGTTCCTCTTGAAAGCAAAAAATAAAACAAAAAATCCCTCCTACTCGATTCTGAGTAAGAGGGTTTTTAATTTTTGATATGGCTTAATATAAAAATGTCTAGAGTCATCTGTAAATTCTTTGACGATTTTCTAATCAATAATATCTATTAAGTAAGAACAATGATAAAATAAATACGAAGAGTACTGGTCGCAGTCCAGAAAAACTTCCCCAAGTTTTCTGTGCCAGTACTCTTCTTAGATTAATGCATGTTGCAGGATAACCTTATGTGAAAAAAAACATTTTTGCAAATGATATGAATTCAAGTTAATTGAAGCCCGCTTATGCGGGCTATTTTTTTACCATGGAAGCTTATTGTTGTTCAACGCTTTTTGCAATGCCTTAACCATATCGGATTGCGGACTGATAATACCATCAACCGTCGTTCCTAATGCTTTTTGCATCGCTTTGATTGTTGCTTCACCACATAGACCATCAATTACACCAGAATAATATCCTCTTGCTTTGAGACCCATCTGGATTGCACGAATCACGTCGGATCCGATCAAAGTAGTATCAAATTCTGCTGAATAGATATTTTGATTGTACTTTTGTTTGTACTGGTGACTAACTACTTTGTCACGAGTAGTATTGTAGTATTCTTGCAAACGTAGAGTAACGAGTGGCCCCCATTGTCCATCGATTGCCAATTTGATCATTTGAGCACTGTTATCAGTATTCACATCAGCATTACCACTTGCAACAATTCGATAGAAATGATGCGTTAGTCGGGTACTCATATAAGAATCATGGCTGTCTGTGTGGATTCCGTTCCAATAATAGCTGCAATGAATAAAGCTCTTATTGCTCAAAAAGATACCGGTGTGCCCTTCTGATCCATGAGAAGCCCCAGGAGTTCCAGCGATAAAGATATCCCCTCTTCTCACTTCTGCACGACTAATTTTCTTGAGCACTGTTCCATTCATGGCAAATAGTGTTTCTGTATTGCCCATTGATCCTTTTGGCAGGTAACCTCCTGCGATCAACGAGAAGAACACAGCGCTAGAACAATCGTAGCTATTCGGACCTAAACGATTTATCATGGAATAATTGACTCGCCCTTCCTTGCTTGTCATCCATGAAATCATGTTTTCAATAGACATCGCTTATTTCTCCTTTCGCTCAGTGAACTCCTGTCCATCGCCATAATCCTTCTCTGAACTTGTGCTCTTAACATTTGGATTAGTATTTGTATCCTGTAACTTTGATAGTCTTTCTTTGACCCAATTTGGAATCGGTACACCTAATTGACCTAAGTTCTCAGTAATTGAAATCCCATAGACTGCGATATAAAAAAAGACGAATGCAGTCGCAAACGTCTCAAGATTCATAATCTTTAAATATGGGTAAGCAATAATTACTAAGCAGACAACTAGCATGTGTTTAACGATTCCTAACAACCCTTTTGTGCTATTCGCATCTTTCACAAAAATCCCTTTACACAGACCTGTAACAATATCACCTACTACAACCCACAAAAAAAGTTGAATATATCCATTTGTTAACAATCCACGAAATTCGTTCAATAACATTCCATTATTAATAATCACCATATTAACCACCTTTCTTTTATTAAAAAAGCAACCGGCTAGAAAGCCGATCGCTCCAACTGCAACAAAGCCAATTAATTTGCTTCTTCTTGCTTTTTTGCGTTTGTAACAATTTCTGCAACATCTTCACGAATTGATGAAGGGACACTTTCAATTGTACGTTTTCCTTCAATTACGTGTGTTGCATATAACATTTCTAATGCTGAATAATTCATTTTTATCCTCCTTATCTACTAAAATACATATCTGACAGAGTCAGCAGCGCTTCCTCTGCCATTTCCTGCCGTTGTTTCAACTCTTCGTTTTCTTGTCTCAATAAATCTAACTCTGAGGGTTGGCTCTCGGTGTTTTCAGCTACAATAGACTGAATAAATTCGCTCATTTTTTCTGAATCATCATCGAATTCTTCTAAAACAATAGAAAAGAGCTCATCCATTTCCTCTGTGGTTGAACTCTTTTCTTTAATAACATGCTTGATATACAATTCTTTATATTTTTCTTTAGCTGTCATCGTCTGCCTCCTACACGTCTGCCGCTGAAAAGACTCCAGCTATATTGAAAATATCATTTGCATTATTTGTTAAATATCCAAAGTCGCTTCCCGTCCAGCCTAATCGATAGCTAATTGATATTTCACCATTCGTATCGATAGTGACCATGAATATTGTCGTTCCAGCTCCTTTTCCTAAATACTTTACTTGCATTTGAGGTCTAAATCCTACCGGAAGTACACCTACAACATAAGTATTGTTTGCATTTGGTAGTGTACTATTATTTTTAAAGGCTCCACTCACTTGGACCATACGTCCTAATCTGGTTGCGCTAGGAAAATTACCGCTCGATGGACTTGTTGAATATTGGGACCAACCGCTTGCTGCTGGAATTCCTGTCTTTCCTATACTATATAAATCTTGAAAAGTTAGATTCCCACCTCTGCCTTGGCTATCCGTCATTCCCATCCTGAAGGCATTTAAACTTAACACTCGGCTCGGGGTTGTGGTTTGATCCCCATCAAAATCGACCATTTGCAACGTTTCATTATTTAAAATCATATAACCGTTTCGATAGACGGTTTTAGCTGAATCATAATACTTATAATCATTTCTGAATTTACCGTCAGACATAGATAAAGTCCCTTTTATTTTATTGGTACCCCCGGGATCTGCATTTATTTCATATTCAGAAATGATTTCTGATCCTTTAATAATGACACTGTTCAATTCTCCAGAAGTCACTTTCCCCAAAACAGCACTTAATGCATCCAAAGATTCAACTGCTAATGTTGCACTAGCATATTTCTTTTTTTGCCAACCACTCTTGTATGTGTATACCGCAATAATTTTATCACTTGTTAACGATTCAGTTTGAAACCATGTGGCTCCTTCTGTGGTATCGCTAGGCTGAGTAGGTTGCATATAGGCAACGCCCATAATGCCACGATCGCCTTTCGGTCCTGCTGGTCCCTGTGGTCCTTGAGGTCCAGTTGGCCCTGTATCACCTTTATCTCCTTTAATCAAAGACCAGGAGTAATCAGCAGCGTTGGTGCTTTCATTAGCAGTTGTTTTGTTGTAGGCTAATCCAATGTAAGTCTTGCCTGTTGGACTATCAGACATTCCTGCGCCGGTAGCTGACGTGGCATACTTAATCCACGTATAAAGTGTTTGTCCATTATCTCCTTTGGGCCCCTGAGCTCCATCTGATCCTTTGATCAATGACCAAGTGTAGTCGGCATAGTTTGTTGACTCGGTGGCTGTTGGTTTGTTGTATGCCAATCCGATATAGGTCTTTCCAGTTGGGCTGTCAGACATTCCACTTGTTGGCGTATCTGCATACTTCAACCAAGTGTAATAAGTTTGACCGTTGTCCCCTTTTGGGCCTGGTACCCCTTGTGGGCCTTGTTCCCCGTCTTTCCCATCTTCGCCTGATAAACCAAGCATTCGTTGCCACGTATAGTCAGCAGGATTTGTTGATTGAACATCGTCAAATGTTGTGTAAGTTCCTACATAGGAAGGATATGCATTGATAAAGTCATCACTAGGAGCCGGAGTGTAAATTGTAGGTGACATGCTAAATTCAATCTTATTATCTCCGACATTTGGATAAGAGGCTTGAAAATAGTAAGCACCTGTTGGGACGGTCCAAGAAAATGATTTCTTCCCAGATTCTGCTTTGCGTTCTATATAATTCTTGTCTTTATCTGCCCAGCGCCAACGGAAACAATATGTTGCACTTGGATCTTCTGTTTGCGTGAAATACAAAACATCTCCGGGCTTTACCGAAATATAGTCTCCCATAAGATTACTATTCGGATCAGGATAGGGCGACCCGGTCGTATGAATATTTGTATTTTTATTTCAGTTGAATGAACAATCAAGTTTTCATTTGGATATGGAATAGTAAATCGATCGGTACCATCTGTACTCCATGAGTAAGCTTGATAGATATGTGCATCTTGCCCATCCTCGCCTTTGACAAGTTGCCACTTATAGTCTTTTGGATCGTTCGATTCAGTTGCGGTCAACTTGTTTGTAGCTAGTCCAATATAATATTTTCCAGTGGGATCATCGGTCATATTAGTGCCTTGATAATCATCCGCATACTTTAGCCATGTGTATGTTGGCTGACCATTCTCACCAGGCGGACCAGGAACACCTTCCCCCACAAATTTTACCCAGAGCCCCCGATAATCTGCCGGATCATCACTGGCTGTTGGGACACCTAGCACTTGCTTAATCGCAATATAGGTTTTTCCGGCCGGCAAAGCACTGATTCCATTCCCTTCCTCATCATCTGCATAACGGATCCATACATAAGTAGTGGCTTGCTTTAATTGATCAGCTAACTCTTTGAGCGATTGGCTGATTCCTCCATCTTGAATCAGATAGTCTCCCAGTGTAGCCTTGTATTCATTAGTAGAATAGCATCTTGTAAGTTCAAGAACACGAGCGCTCAAGAACAGTTTTTCATTCTCGTCTACTAAATAAATCGTATCGCCTATCTTTACGTTGTCCGGTAGATTTGCAATATCAGTTTCATAATTGATCGCTGGTTGACTCGCTTTTTCAAGCTCCCGGATAACATTGTCGCAAAGTGTTTTTTGATCAGTCGTTTCGTAGGTTTTGACACGTTGGATATGTCCGGCATTAGGATTTTGATTATTATTTGATAGTAATCGACTCCAAATCTTCACTGACTCCATGTCTTGCATGACACCAGTTGTCTTGTTTAGAACAAATCGCCCATTTGGATCTTTGTAGTTATACCCTTTTAGGTTAATTGGTTCATTCTTACCTTCTGGCGTACCACCAGTTGCCACAATAGCTGTACATAGATCATAAATATTGGCTTTGGTCACAATATTATTGATATCTTTATCCATATACAAGGTAATTCGTTTATCTGCTCCTCTTTTTCTATGAACATCCACGAATCTCTTAACAACCTGTGTCCCTGTAATTTCAAATGAAAAACTCAGTTCTGCATTATCAAACTGAGTAGCTAACGAAAGTAAACGAGCGAGAATCGTTTGACTCTCACTCTCCCATTTCAACGTGCGACTGAGATTACTGATTTCATTGATACCAATTTCAAAACCAGTATCTCCGGCAAACAGTTCGAAATACTCTGCAAATGTCATCGCTTTGGTTGCACTATATGCATCCACCAATCCATTGATCAGATCCATTCCTGCATCTTCAGCTCGAATGAAATGTTCGCCCTCTTTCGGATCGTGTTCAATTTCCATGATCGTCATAAAAATTGATTGGCCATTTTCATCTTTATACAAAATGTAGTTTCCATAGTTCGCCATTGATTTGACTTGATCTCGTTCTTTAGCCGAAAAAATAAGCGTCCCCTCAAACGTTCGAGAGGCAGCGCTTATACTAAGAATATCTTGATCATTGAAAATTGAAATTGGTGCATCAGAACTGGTAGAGGCGATTCCCAATAAATTAAATTTTCGATCTGTAAAGTAAAAATCCATTAGATATATGCCCCCCTTAGTTCTACTTCAAAATCAAAAATATTTGTCCAACTACTAGCAACGGGTAAGAATGTTGTTGTCCCTGGCTCCACCGCAAACCGTTCCCAGGTATTGCCCAATGCATGAAGTTTAAAGTTTTCAAATCCGTTCAAAAATACCTTGCGATTTAAAACATCAATTTCCAAAACATCCCCATCATCAAATAGATTGGGTATATTAGTAATCGTTGTTTCGTTATCCCAATAAAATTTACAATCAGTCCATGTCATATATAGGGCATGCTCATTAGTCGGATCATCGCCCCATTTCTGAAACCAAGTGCAAAGTCCATCAATACCCACACCAGAAATTTCAGGTAAAGTTGCTGAAAAAACCTCCGCTTTTGAGGCAATAATTCCTTCACCGCTAAAAGCCTTCCACTTGGAAAATTTCCATTCCACGGTTGTATCACTCGTTCTTTGAATCTGAATCTCCCAGAAGCGACCAGTCCATTCTTTTCGGTCAAGTGTCAAACGTTTCTGAACTTTATCAAAACAACTGAATTCTACGATAAGCTCTTCTCTGACTCTTGAACTATCACGTATAACACAAGAAACAATACTTCCCAATGAACTATTCTGCAGAGTAAATGTCAAACGTCCGGAAGTAGTCTTAGTAGGTTCGAAGTCAAATCGACTTCTATATGTGAAGTTCCCGGTATCTAGATTGCTTGTATTTTTGGGAATGTCAGTATATAAGGTTGGTCCTGCCCAAACACCATCATGATTCTCTGGCCAGATTGGCATCACAACATCGGCTCTTGTTGTCCAATCAACGTCCCCACCGATTTTGTTTGGCGTATCTGGATTTCCTCCATAGTTTGGGTAATCCGGTTTTGCCTTAGGACTGTTCAACTCAAATTTACTAGCATTATTCCTCATTGGAATACTGATGACTTTATCTGTTCGTTGCCCTTCAATCACATCAAGCTCTTCTGCATTACCAAATTGCAGAATACCGTCGTCTGGATTGACAACACCCACAAGACCATTTTCACCGTTCATAGTTGCCCTGAGAATTGGCCAAGCTTTATATGTTCCGTGATTTGTCACAGCAACATAATCTGCCAATTGAGCGGTTGGTTCGGCAAAATCTGCGAGCTTTTCCCCTAAGTTAAACTGCGGCTTTGAATAAGAAACTGCACTTCCTAATGCTAAACAGGTGATCAGATTTAGTGCCTTGGTATTTGGATTTGAAATAGTAAAATGAATATCTAGATTTTGGAAATTGCCCAAATTTAAAGCGGCAGGTTTCGCTTCATGAGAAGCAAGAACCTTACCGCCTGCATAATCTAATTCTTGAATCACCGCAACCGCACTTTTTGATCCGTTTGTATCTCCTTGCAATGCCTTATCTATTCTTAGTGCTACACGTCCCCAAACCTTGTCTCCTTGTTTCAGCTCAGATAAATTCCGCGCTGTACTGTTGCTATTTTGCATGATATAAAAGCCGTTGTACTTTACTTCACCTTTATCAGCAATAGTGTTTGTATCACTTAGATCAGCACCCAAGATATTATGAGCACCGTTCGTTTCATTTAATCGAGCGGTCCATTGTTTGTAATACTTATCTTTCTTTCGAAATTCCGGATCTAAAACTTGATTCTCTGCACTATCAATCGAGATATTAGAAAATATCCGAGGATTAACATCATAAGAAACGCCATCTGGTACAATCCAATTAATCTCTCCGGATCCCAGAAAATTATTCTCTGCAACACTAATATCTCCTGTAGATATTGCATACCAACATTTATCTGGCTCATCGCTAAAAATCAATGGCTTTGGATCTTTTTGAGCTAGTATCTCGGCAAGCGCTCTCCGCTTTTTTATAAGGTCATAACGTAACTTGAATCCCATTGGTATCGTTTTACGACCAATTGAGCGATCTACGTATTTCTCACCATCTGACCGCCCAACTTTTTTTGTGTTGTATTCGATTCCTGGTAGCAATCCCCGATCAAGAGAGGTTACTATCATATACTTTGTAATATCATATCCTGCATAAGTTACTGTAATCAAGTTATCCCCTCCTGACTTCGTTTCTGCCTACGCTGTATTCGCAAAATTTCTTGGTTTACTGGTTGAGCAATGGCTTTTACTATTTCTCTTTCGCTTATTTTAAAGCTTGCTTCAACAGGCCTGTTAGCAAGTTTATCAATTGCATCGGCTTGCTCCTGTTCTACCCAACCCCAGTCAACATAATTAAAAATTGCTTGCTTTGCTTCTTTCTCAATAACTTCATTTGTAGCATCATCTTCCACTTCAATTGTTGCATAGATGTCGTTACCTCCATCTGCGTTTAACCAAACATCTATTCTTCTGCTCACTATAAGGCCTCCATTCATTAATCGCTGACGATTGCTGACTTGCACGTTTATATAAAACTACTATTCTTCTTCCTTTAATATGGTAATATAAAAGTATTATTTAGATGAGGTGATCCTGATGAACTTTTTTACTCTGATACGTATCAAATCTTTCTTAACTCAATTACGGCTATAGGTACGATAGGATCTGTTTTTTCGCACTCTATTTTTCATTAAAGGAGCTAAGAGAAAGAAAATTACTCTTATTAAGAGATCAAGCATCTAAAATATATGCTTCAAGTAGATCTGCTGAAGATGGTCTTCTTGTGACATTGCATAATGAATCTAACCTACCTATACACAATGTTTTTATCATTTCAGTTTTAAACCAATCAGGTCCTTCTCTTGAAGAACAACTTGGAACTTATAATGATATAAAGTTTTTGGAATTATGTTACCCGACGGAATCCAAGATTCTGATGAAAGACCGCGGTCATTCAATGGGTGGTAAACATGACGTCGTTTTAATATTTTTTACAGACGCTCGGGGTATTGAATGGTCATTAGACAACAAATTTAAACTCAGAGAAGTAAAAAACTATGAAAAAGAAATCATCAATTCTAATCTCGAATTTTATCCACCCTATTAAGGACCTACATAAACGTGGGTTCTTTTTCCATTATTTCGTCGGATAGCTGAATTACATATCATACTCACTAAGTACTCGTTCCCAGTTGATCCAATCAATTAAGCCCCAGGCTTTCGCCTGCACTTCATAACGATATTTTTGTCATATAAATATTCCAATCTACTTTGAGCTATCTTTGTCAGCTCTGGAATGTCCAATCCCAACTCTTTTGCCTTAATTAGCTCACTAGAAATTTCGTTAATCTCGGCTTTATGTGACTGGATAATGTCCATAATGTTTTCTTTGTTAAGCACTGCTATACCCTCCTTCAGTTGGTTATTTTGGTGGATAACATATTTAGTACCGTTAATAGTTAGTGCTTTTTTTGTTTAATTTGATATAATTTTTGTGAACATAATATAATTTGTATCTAATTAATTTTATCAAGGAGACAACTATGAATTTAAAAGATATTTGGAATTCAATCATTTTCTTCTCACAACAAGTAGACTCCTTAGTTTCCTTATTCTCTTTAATAGTTTCCGTATTGACTTTGATTATGTCTTTTAGAATAAAGTCAAAAATTGAATCTGCTAAAGATGAAGAATACTTGCGCTCCAGGCGAAATCAAATTATTGGTGAAATGGATGGATTTGAAAAGTTCATCAATTCTACTTCATTTGACAAAAACATTGGTTCACAGTTACGAGAATTTTTGATTACCATAGAAGAAACTTACCCTTTTTTAAAAAAGAGAAAGCGGAAGACACTCAAAAATTTGTCTCAAGGGATTAAAGAAAATAACTGGGAACTGACAAGACGACATTTTATTAACTTAAAAACTTATATTGAGAGGTTATAAAAATGAAAAATTCACAAATCATTCAAAAACTTATTGAAGGAACACTTGACCACATCTATGTTTGGCAACCATATAAAAACAATACCTTTAAATTCAAAGCTAAAAGTCTAGAATTAACACAACATTTTAATGCAAAAACTTCATTCATATTAAGTACAAAACAAGGGGTTTTCTTGTTGGCTTCATACAGGGCCATGTCATTCCCAGATGAAATAATTGAAGAAATAGCACTTTATTTTTATCCTAATCAGAAACTAGATCAAAACGAACATATCTCATCTAACTCCTCGAGTTTATTTTCACTCAGAAAAATAATTGAATTAACTTTAGAAAATGTTACGCCAATTATCCTTAACGATGAATCCTTTCCAAACGAAGACAAAAAACATAGTGAACAACTAAATGACTTTTTTAAAGAATAGTTTAATGGCTATTCTTTTTTTTGCTATTCAACTTAATCGTTCTATTTATTTTAAATAAGTTAATTATCAATCCTATCAAGCAAAAAAATGTAATCAAATTTATATACACTTCCATCCCCCAATTCTGTCATCAATTGCGTGAATTACTGACTCCCAAATCTGACTTTTTCAAAGTGATCTAAATAATAAGAATCTCCATCTATGTCAACATAATCGGATAGTATATCCTCATCATCCACATCAACTTTACCTTCATAGCCACCGTTATTCCATTTCTCGTAAGCTTCTTCAATAGTTTCCGCTTCGATATCTATAGATACTTGCTACTTTCTCTCCCAGCTGATATTAAATGTTTTCATCTAATCCTCCATTTCCGCTATTTCTGTCACTTACCTCTTTCTCGAGCTATACCCATATCGATTATTTTTTTGAACGTATTCCATTCTTCGAAAGTCATTTCGATGTCGTGCTGCTTTATAGCATTGCTATCCCAAACTGTGAATAATATGGTTTCTGATCCCACTGTCGCATCTAGTTCATGCGTGTCATTAACATATTCACAAGTAACTTTTAACTCTTTGATTTCTGCTGATAATGACATCCTTCCACCTCATTCCGTTATCTCTTCCGATTACAAAGTCCTTATCTAGCCAAAACCATATTTTTCAGCTTAACAACAGTTTGATCACCAAGAACTTTCTGCCGCCATTCATCTCTTTCTTTATGACAGACAATAATTCTCACATGTGCGGATTTCTCATAAATTTTCAGACATTCCGCTCTAACCAGTCCCGAGAATCCTTCGATGGCACAGTTGTAGATCTTGCCGACTTTTACTTTCGTTTTTGCTGGTCTAACCTTCGGTTGAATCTCGAAGCGACGTCCTTCTGGATGAATAACAAAAGTGTCTTGTAATCTCATGGTTTTTCCTCCTAAAGTGGTTGAATTTCAATTTCTGTTCGTGGGTTCCAACTGTATACCTTGCGACTAATACTCACAGCAATCTGTCCGTCATCCTTATACAAAATGCCGTTTACTGCATCGGTTACAGCTTTAAAGTAATTGTCAATGTCTGGCTTCTTATCGCAGTACATGGTCTCATCATCAAGCAAAGTCCTGTTTTTCTTTACTTTCGAGATATAGGCCGGCGGATAGATAAAAAAGCAGACATCAACCATCACAGGTCCTTTCTCAATCAGCAGCGGCTTGGTCGCCATAGCGTGATACTTAACCGCATTTTTGTATGATTTCATTGCTGTTTCCTCGTAAGGAGTCTTACGATACTTGGTGAACCGTGGCCTTGACTGTGGTTTGGGCGCAATAGGAATAATGAGTTTCACTCAACTTGCTCCTTTTGCTGATTCTTTTTGCTTAAATAGGCAGCTAGCTTGGCATCGATTTCAGCCTGTCTCTCTGGAGAAATCTGAGATTCTTCAACTGGATTCTCTGCCCAATCAGGAAGTTGCTCTTCGCGAATTGGCTTTTGATTATAGCTTTGCTTTTTAGCACCTCTTGTCCGTTGGTACTCCCTTGCCTGTTCAATGGTTTTTACGTTAGCGTCTGCCCATTCCTGTAGAGAAGCTGTTAAAAAACTAATGGCTCGATTCTTAGGAACGTCCTTACTACCAGCAAGTTTAATTGCAGCATTTACAAGTTCATCGCCATAAATATCCACCAGATTAAGCAGATCATCGACCTGTACAACATTCGGAAAGAGCCATAACTTTTGAAAAGTTTCAAGAGACGCACTCTCGCTCGCAGTAGCATCTTCTTTTATTTCCTTTTCTTTACTTTCCTTTTCTTTACTTTGTTGATTATTCCCCTGATTAACCGAGTTATTCCGCCCATTAATCGAGATATTCGATCGATTAACTTCATTTGTCAGCAAATACTTATATTCAAGCTCAACTTTTTTGCGTTCCTTAGTGGCCAAAATGTATCTGCTTTGAATACCTTTAGAAGTTAATACGGAGTATTTATCAAAAATATCTTTATCAAAGAATTTTACTTGCACGGCTTTTTTCACCAGTTCTTCAACTGTGCCCTCCTTCGTACCAACTTCGTCAGCCACTAAGAACGCAAGGTCGTCATCCCACAAAACGTAATACCCCTCATCTCGATAAATATTAGCCAGCAGGGCGACCAGTATATGAACGGCTTCTTTACCGCATGCTTTAATAATTCTTCGAACTTTTAGATCTGATAAAAAATCGACATCTAGAGGAAAATAATCAAGACCTTTCTTAGTCGGTCTTGCCACGTTTATTCCTCCTAATCAGAGGGAGATAAACTCCCTCATTATTTGTTTAACGGTGGATTTGATGAATCGAACAATGATTCTTGTCCTTCCTCTGTTATCGGGTCATCAACAACTTTTTCTGCTTCTTTAAGATCATTTGGCATCGGCTCCATATCTGATAAATCAGTCTCCTCAATCAAATCGTTGTTTTCGTCTACTCGAAAGACTTTCTCATCTGAGGTTATTGCTGATTGCATTTCAACAGATAAAAGGCCCCACTTGGAAAGCATATTTCTAAGAACTGTCTTAATGGCCATCGAATCGTAATTATCGACCCAAGCGCCACTTAGTTTTTCTTTGTCATAAGCTTTAGAATTCTTGATACGATGACTTTCGATTTCTTGCTTGGTCCAGTAGACTGTTTTCTTAAAGCCGTTCAGTAGTTCGAAGAATCCGACATAACCAATCACTTCATCTGATACTTTAGCTTTGTAGTCAAACGTAAATTCTTCGGTCAATGGATTCCAATCGATCAATTGCCCATCGTAGATTGCCAGAGCGTTCAGAGCTTTATATTGGCCACTTCGTTGAGCAAGTTGAATATAGCCCTTGTATCCTAGAATGAATTGAGCTTCGTTATGCTTGACCCATTTGTTCCCCACTTTTTCTGATCGATTAAAGGGAACCACATAGGCATAACCAAGGTTCTTATCAATTGGCAGGTCCATTGTCGCTGCTTTTAAAGCTGATGCAATGATCGTCATTGGCTCGGCTTGAGATAGGTAATTATCTCCACCAACCAGAGTCATAAGGGATCCCATAAAGGAATCCGACTTCTCATGAAGAATATCTGTAAATTTCTTTTTCATTGCTGGTGTGTTCATTAAAGCCTTGAATCCTAATTTAGATGGATCAACTACCTGTGTACTCTTTTCAGCTAATTGATTTTTTAATGCATCATTTGTGGCCATTTTATTTAATCTCCTTTTCTGTGAGTCTTCGTGATTCAGTAACGTTGTAGATTTCTTCGTCTTTAGCTACTTCTGGATATTTTTCAGCAAGCTTTTTGCTGTTCATACGTTTCGTAGAAACCAATTTCCATGAAATGATGTTCCTGGGTGCAATACCAATGCATGCTTTGCGTTTCCCAAGCTCATTGATAATCTCGTTATCAACCTGACGGATAGCCGTTTCAATCTCTTTCTTTGCTTTCTTCAGCTCACGCTTTTGATCAATTAAGTCATCAAAAGAAGCAGGTAACGTTGTTTCGTCTTCCTTAGTGTCCGAATATTTTTCTTTTAAAAACTCGGATGTGGCTTCGCTGCCATCAATAACTGGCTCTTGTCCATCCAAAACATACGTTTCCCAAAAATCCACCAGTCGTTCAGTAATCATGTCAATCAGCTCTTGATCACGATCAACTCGCTTCCAGATGAATTTCTGTCCTCCGATTAGAACAGCGATATAGCAATATTTCTTATTTAATACGTTCATGTAGTGCTGTACTTGACACAAATAACTTAAAGGAACCTCTTCGCCTTCCCACTCTTTACCAAGAAATGCATTAGCTGTTTTACATTCCAAAATGGCGTCTTCTCCAACTACGTCCCGATCGATGTTCGCTCGTAGAAAAGGATGTAGTGGATGTTCAAACACTTGATTCCTTCGACGAACCTTTTTACCAGTACGTTCTTGAAATTCTTTTGCTACAATTTCTTCTAGGACATTTCCCCAATAAGCTGGCTCGCTCTCAGTGTGTTCTAAATCGATTTGACCAGTCTTTTCTAGCCAAAGTTGATACGGTGATTTCCATTTATTCAGTCCTAAAATAGTGGCAACATCTGAACCGCCTATGCCTTTCCGTCGGTCCAACAGCCACTCGTCATGAGTCAGTTCAAGAGTCGATTTACTCATCATTTTCTGGCTCCTCTCTTTGAGTCGGCTGTCCCCAACCCGGTGTTGTTAGATACTGATCTAATGCGTTCTCGAAAGAATTCATTGTCATTTCCCCTTTTCTGTTTTAAAATGGAGACAAAGATATTTATCTAAATACTTGATGGACTTGCTATTGCTTTGGACGGCTAGCAAGTCTTTTTCTTTGTCTTGATAATCTTTTGCGGCCATGTCATAGACAATATTTGCGAAAGACCATAGAAATACTAAAACTAATCCTGCTACTACATGAATTGCTGTAAAAGCTACTACAAAAAGTAATAGTGCTGTGACAATGAATGTATCTTTAATTGATCGTTTCATGTTTTATGCCTCCTTGTAATTGTATGTTCGATTACGTTCTTCCCATTCCTTCACTTTTTGCAGATCATATTGGAGCATCCCACTAAGTTTTGAAAAAGGAATTGGATCTACTTTCCGATGTGTTAGTTTCGATAATGTTGGTCTTGAGATGCCTAGATAATCAGCAATTTCTTTGGCTTTTTTCCACTCAACTTCGGTAATTTCTTTTTTTCTCTCAAGCGGTAAAACATTCTTCATTTGAGAAATTTTCACTTTAGGTCATCCCCTCATATATCTTTTTTAATCCAGTGAGGCATACGCTCCTTAATTGCCTCTTGAATAGTGATGTTCAGAATCTTTAGGATGGAGAATACAATCGCCATTTCAACAATGATTTCATCAAGAAACTCGTCTGTGTAACTCCTAAGCTCTTTTTTTTCAACATCAGTTAGCATCCTGACTTGAGATTCAGCAACAATTCTCTGAACTACTTTTTTCCGTTCTTTCCTTTCGTTCGACTCGATTTCTTGAAAGATTTCAAGATCATTCGTTGATTTAACATCTGCCAGCTGGCCATCCATTGATTTGAAAAATCCTAAGTATTGATAACTGATGTCTCCTGTTAATTCATCAGTAGCTTGATACCCATTTTCTTTCATTGCCTCTAGATACTCGATTGCCTTGTCAATATTGACGTTGGCTCCATTAAAATGATCACTAATCGTTGCGTTTGGTGTTTTGGCGTCGATGGCTAATTCTTTCTGACGTTTACTCGAAAGAAATAATGCTAGCTTTAAAGATCGTCCAATTTTTGCTGTTTTCGGCACGCTATCACTCCTTATATTCGTTTTTGTTATTAGCCCAAACGGTCAATAATTACTTAAAATGAAATTAAGCAATAAGCTTTGGTGTTGAGGCGAACTGCCATTTTTCATCAATATAGGAATAAATGTCCTGTGCTACTTCATCAGTAGCTAAGAAACGAATAATGATTTCTTCAACACCGCCAGTGTTTATAAACAGTTCGCCTTCAATACCGATAGAGATATTAAATTTACGTTTGATTGCTGGAACAATCATTTCAACGTACCGTTTAAGAAATCCAGAATCGATATTTGCTTTGATTGTTTGTGGTTTGTCTTTCATTTCGACACCTCCTTACGTGTCGTTTCGCGTAGTTTAGGTTCAAAAAAAAGAGTCCATTCAAAATCTAAGGCTTTTGCTATTTTCATAGCCTTTTCGACAGATGGTCTCCGTCTCCCTTGCTCTATAGATGAATAAGTTGTTCTCGGAATATTTGATAGCTGAGCAACTTCATCTTGTGTTAGATCTTTTTCTAAACGCAATTTAGTTAACCAGTTTTCCATAAAAATGATTCTCCTTTCAATGTGTCGTTTTGCGTACTTTTATATTACTACGCATTTTGACACATGTCAACAAATAATTATTCTTTTTGACACATTTCGTTTTTTTATTTTAACGTACGCGCATTGCGTAGTATCATTATTACATATTGAAGCATTGGAGGTGCTCAAATGTTCGGACACAGACTCATGGATTTAAGGAAGCAAAAAAACTAACTCAAGCCGAAATGGCAGATGTTTTAGGAGTCGCACGTACTACATATTCATCATACGAGCAAGGTAGACGTACCCCTGATGTTGATATTCAAAATAAAATAGCAGATTATTTTAATGTTAGTCTTGATTATTTACATGGTAGAACCGATTCTACTAATATTGAAAAAGATCCTAATCTTCTCGTTGCAACTCACGTTGATGACAATTTGACTGAAAAACAAAAACAAGAAGTACAAGACTTCATCGAATTTATCAAAATGAGAGACCATAACAAGAAGTAGGTGATGTATTTGAATATTTCTGAACGTTTGATGGCTGAATATGATGAACTCACGTATAAATTTGAGGAAAAAATGCCAAATCATCAAAACGGCTTAATCATTGGGAAAACAATCTACCTGAGACCTGGACAATCTGCAACTGAATTAGCTGCCACAATTTCAGAAGAAATTGCTCACTACCTTACCTCAGTTGGTGATATCACAGATTCAAATAATCCTGATCACAGTAAACAGGAAAGACGAGCACGAGATATTGGTGCTGTGATGCTAGTGTCACCTTATGACATCATAGATTGTTTTGAGGCGGGATGTATCTCTATTTGGGAATGTGCTGAAAATTTGCAGGTGTCTGAAGTAACGTTCAAGGATGCAGTGAAGTGGTATGCTAGGAAATGGAACGGAATTAAAACAGAAAACAACTACACTCTCCTATTCCAACCGAATGGGACTGTAGCAGTTTTAAAATCATTTAATAATTTATAGGAGATGGGTAAAATGGCTTTATTTGGTAACATTGTTCAAGGTGCGCTAGGAAACTATTCTGAAAAAAGTCCAGAACAACTAAATAATGAATATGGTCCTTATTTATTTGATCAAGAAAAAATAACTATGGGATATAAGTTGATTCGAGATGCACTGGTATTTACTAATCACAGAATTATTTTTATTGATAAACAAGGAGCTACTGGCAAAAAGACAGCGTTTCATTCAATACATTTAGATTCTATTATCGAGGTTGAGATGGAGACAGCAGGAATGGGTATAGATGACAGTGAAATAACAATTACCTTTCTAGCGAACGCAAACCAAAAATCGAATAATGAAATTCAAAAGACACATAAATTTGAGTTTCCTAGAAAAACCGATATTTTACCTTTATATAGATATTTAGGAAATGTTTCTATTGAAAACAGAAAACGGATAAACAGCTAAGGAGATGGTGAAATGACAGGGTTGTTTAGTTTAATTTTTATTATAAGTTGTGTTGGTATTTGGTATTTTATTAAAAGAAAACCAGATTCAAGTAAAAGAAATATCGCAATTGGGCTAGCTGCAATTTCATTTGCCCTGGTGGGTATTCTAGGTTCAGGAGACGATGAGAAACAAGAAGCAGAAACTGCAACTACTACTACTGAATCGATCAAAGAATCAGAGAGTTCTAGTAGTAATTCTGTAGTTGTTGAACTTAAATTAGATAATGAAGAACTAGAAGTTGACGAAGAAGGTAATGCCGTAATCACTGGAACAACAAATCCTGGTGCATCGGTTTCTGTCGGATTGGGCATAATTGGTGACTCAGTTGAAGCAGACAAAGATGGAAAATTTTCTTTAAATCATTCTCTAACTGGTGATAAAGACGAAGAACTCACTATAAATTCTAGACTTGATGGCGGCAATACTAGTGCAAAAATAATTGTAAAACCCAATGCTAAAGTTTTAGCGCAAAAACAGGAAGAAGAAAAAGCTACTCAAGAAGCTGCGGCTTCTAAAGAAAAAGAAGAAACCGAGGCAGCTGAGGCAGAAGCAAATTTACCTAGAGAATATGCTAACGCTAAACAATCTGCTATTGATTATCTAAATTACACTTCTTTTTCAAAAGAAGGGCTTTATGATCAGCTCATTTATGAACAATACCCTGATGATGCTGCAAGATATGCTGTAGATAATATAGACGTTGATTGGAAATCACAAGCATATGCCACGGCTCAAGACTACCTTGACTATTCTTCTTTTTCTGACTCCGGCTTATATGATCAGTTAATCTATGAAAAGTTCACACCAGAAGAAGCTCAATATGCAATCGACAATTTAAATTAAAGAAAAGGAGGTTTCTTTCTTGGATTGGACAAACAAAGTTTATGAAGAGTTAAGTGAGTTTGAAAATTTAAGGCTGATAAACTAATTGATCAATCATCGGATAGCACGAGTGACTATAAAGGGAACCCTCCTACTGAACACGACAGAATAGTTATTCGTGACTATATTAGAGAAAATCTATCAATGCTAAATAGAGTGAAAGAACAAAAAAAGATTAGCCTTATGGCTTTTCTTTTTACACTCAAAAGAACGTATGTTCGTTATGTTTTTGTCTAAATTCGAGTTAATGTATTATTCGAGCGATTATTTGATTAATTTCGATCGTTTGCCCGAAATTAAGTTTATAAAATCCGAAAGGAGAACTCTAATGGCTTCTATTAAGAAATACTATTTGAAGAAGGCAAAACAATATAGATATGAAGTTTTCATTTCTAATGGAATCAATCCAGGAACAGGGAAACAAAACAAGATACACAAAAAAGGATTTAAGACATTTGATGAAGCAAATAGTTACGCCAAAATAATTGAAGGCAAGATAGCATCCGACGAATATTTCAAAGAAAATCCTCGGAATTTAACTATAGAAGAATTTCTTGAGGATTGGGTAACTAATTATAAACAAGCGGTCAAAGAAGGTACAAGAGTAGTTCATAGAGCCAACATAAGGATGTATATAATTCCCTATATTGGAAAATATTCTTTAAACAAATACACACGAGCCAATCATCAGAAGTTCATTAATATGTTGTTAAATAAGAAAGGACTAGGTCGAAGTGGTCAAGGGTTGTCCATCACTACTGCCAAAAGTGTAAATGCTACTCTCAGCAATGCTTTCAAAAAAGCAATTCAATTAGGATATATAAAAGAGAATCCTACTCAGTTTGTTGAGTTTCCAAGAATGATTGAGAAGAAGGAATCTGTCAGATACTACGATTTGCATCAAGCCGATAGGTTTCTGGATTTCGCAAAAAAGGAATCTGAAGTCTTATGGTACCCTTTCTTCCTATTAATATTCGATCAAGGATTGAGAAAATCAGAAGTAATGGGATTGCAGTGGCAAGATATTGACTTTGGAGAAAGCATGATAAGCATTGAAAGAGAACGTTTAGGAGCAATTGAAAAAGGCGAAAACGTCAATGCAATTATTACAGACGATCCGAAAACACCGGCAGGAGTCAGAAGCATGCCAATGACCAAAAGAAGTAAACAAGCCCTGCTTGCCTTCAGAAATCATATCTTAAACATCTTTGGTACCTTCCCTTCCACTGAAGATGGCGAACATTTATCTTCTTGCAAACAAGCAAGAGATATAAAGGTAAAATTGTACGTGATCGATCAGTAAATGGTGCATTTAACCGTATTGCTGAAAAAGCTGAATTACCGAAAATTAGAGTCCACGATGGTCGGCATACATTTGCAGTAAGGTCTCGACAAGCTGGGCTATCTTTAGAAGATATAAAAGACTTTCTTGGCCACAAGGATATTTCAACAACTCAAATCTATGCCCATATTTCACCAGAGGTTAAAAAAAGGTCTATGGAACAGTTCGAAAACTACATCGAAAACGAAAGAAAAAAGCACTCGCAATGAGTGCTTTTAATCTGTCACTATCACCAAAACTATCACCAGTTATGAATCAAAGCGAACATGTTTCGTTCACCACCAATTTATATAAGTGGTAAAAGCATTGATTTATAGACGTTCGTTCAATTCTTTTGCAAGCTCTTCAAAGCCTGGTTTGCCAAGTAAGGCGAACATGTTTTTCTTATAAGCTTCCACGCCAGGTTGGTCAAATGGATTCACACCATTCAAGTAACCAGAAATACCTACAGCGATTTCGAAGAAATACATTGTATAACCTAATGTGTAGGCATCCATCGTTGGGATCTTAACCAATAAGTTTGGTACATCGCCATCTGTGTGAGCCAATAACGTTCCTTCGAAGGCTTTGGTATTTACAAAATCAACTTCTTTTCCTTGTAAGTAGCCAAGTCCATCAAGGTCAGCTTCTTGCGTAGGAATTGTGATTGATTTACGTGGTTTTTCAACTTTAACAACAGTTTCAAAGATGTTGCGGCGGCCTTCTTGGATATATTGACCCAATGAATGCAAATCAGTTGAGAAGTTAGCACTTGAAGGGTAAATTCCCTTTTGGTCTTTTCCTTCTGATTCTCCAAATAATTGTTTCCACCATTCAGAGAAGTATTGCATTCCTGGTTCATAATTAATCAGCAATTCGGTTACTTTTCCTTTGCGGTAAAGGATGTTACGCAT